GCTGTTGCTGGTGCTCAGAACAATACCGCTAACGCTGGTATCTTTGACCTGGACGTTGACTCCAATGGTCGCTGGTCTGTTGAGAAGTTCAAAGGACTTCTGTTCCAGATCGAAAGAGATGCTAACGCAATCGGTCAGCAAACTCGTCGCGGGAAGGGCAACATCCTGATCTGCTCTGCAGACGTTGCTTCTGCTCTGGGTATGGCTGGTGTTCTTGATTACACCCCTGCTCTGTCTGGCAACAACGCTCTGACTGGTGTTGACGATACCTCCAGCACTCTGGTTGGTACTCTCAACGGCAAGATCAAGGTCTACGTTGATCCTTACTCTGCAAACGTTGCTGATAAGCACTTCTACGTTGCAGGTTATAAGGGTACTTCTCCTTATGACGCTGGTCTGTTCTATTGCCCTTATGTACCTCTCCAGCAGGTTCGTGCAATCAACCCCAACACCTTCCAGCCCAAGATCGGCTTCAAGACTCGCTACGGCATGGTCTCGAACCCCTTCTCCCAAGGTCTGACTCAAGGTTCTGGCGCTCTGACTGCAAACAGCAACCGCTACTACAGACGTGTACAGGTCGCAAACCTCATGTGATCCATATTTCACATATATACAAGAGGACCTTCGGGTCCTCTTTTTTTATCTTCAATTCTATTATGACTAAACTATTAGTTCTTCCCCTCATGCTCGCTTCTACCGCTGGTATCATGGGAAGCACTGCTGCTGAAGCAAAACCTAGAATGTTCCATGACAATCCTGGTGGTGGATTCTCCATTCACACTCCAAAGAGACGCCGCTGTACATTCAAACGTCCATGTTCACGAATGCCTGAACTTCCTGATTTTGGTACTCCAATGCCTAGAGGTGGGATTCGTCCTGCTTCAGGACTTTGGCGTTGACACATTTACATAACTTTGTATGGTGATGTGTAGCGATGTATACAGAAAATAAGAGTTATTGCTCGGGATAAAGTACCTATGCTTTTTGTCAGGGTTTACTTATAAGTAGTATTAGAATTATGCGAGGTGTAAAAATGATCCCTAACCAAATCTAGATTATGTAGTTAACGTTACGGGAGGTTGTCATGCATAACATAACATCTCGAAATCAGTTAGACGAATGGCGTCATTTTGAAGATACTATCGATGAGTTTGAACTCGAAAATCAAAAACTAAATGACTACTATGAGTGCCTAATTGAATGCGATGCCCTTGGTCAACATGTGTGCAAGTCCGTTTGTAAGAGGATACTTATGTAAGATAAATAGTTTTTCCGTGTGAAGGAAGTCTTCGGGGGGGTCATAGCAGCCCCCTTTTTTTAATGCTAAATAAATTTATACTGGATTTTTCATGATGGACTACAAACCATATTCACCAGAGTGGCATCGTAAAAGATATCTCAAGGAAGCTCTTGATAAGTATCTTGACGACTACATTGAAAACGATATCATTATGAATGATATCCTCAGCATTATCTGTGATCGGCAAGACCGAGCACATGCTGAATATCATAAACTGGAAGATCTAGAATTAAAACTGAGGGACTGACCTTATGCTTTCGACGAAGTACAGACTCCGACTGGAGTCTATCTGCAGGTGCATCGCCAACAATGAACAAGTTCCCCTAGAGGATATGATCTGGGCGGAAAAACTAGCAAAATCTCATACTCTTGCTAGAGACTGGTTGAACAAAGCACGTCGTCAGTCCAATGGTATTGAAGAAGGCAGTACCGATGATTTTCTAAATAGGATGGGATTAGGAGACCCCGACCCATCCAATCATAGAACGGGGTTCGGTAGTGCAGATGAAATAGTTGACTGGTTTCAAAGAGACAAACCCGATGATTGGAGGCAACGCGACTAATGCAAGCAGTAATTTACAGCAACGGCAATCAAGAATGCGAACGTGCTAAAGTTCTGTTAGAAAAACTAAATTTTCAAATTCAAGTATATAAATTAAATCAACACTTTTCAGCAAGAGGTTTTGTTGAAGAGTTTGGTGAGGAGGCAGAATACCCCCAAGTCAATGTTGGTTTCAGACACATTGGTGGACTGAAAGATACTCTGCACCATCTAAAGGAAGAGGGGGTTATTACCTAAATAGTAAAAAACTCCAATGGCAAACTGGTACGACGATCAATTATCAAACAGAAATTTTCTGTCTCCCATTGGGTTTGTCTTTCTGTTGAATAAGGCGAACAAGGTCTCGTTCTTGTGCCAGAAAGCAGAGATCCCTACAGTAGAACTGGGTGATGTACAGATTCCAACTAGAGGATTAGTACCTATTCCAGTTGAAGGTAACATGCGCTATAATGATTTTAGCATCGAGTTTATTGTCGATGAGAATCTAGAGAATTATATGCAGTTACACAACTGGATGCGTGCTCTAGGTACACCACAAGAGTTCTTAGAACGAAAAGTTTGGCGAGAGAAGTATGCGGAAGAACCATCAGAGGATCCTAGATTCTCAGATGCAACTCTCCAAGTTCTTAATAACAATAACCTCGCAAACTTTGATGTAGTTTTTAAAGATCTTTTTCCAACATCATTGTCTACTCTGAACTTTGACGTAACTCAAAGTGATAACGATTACTTCACAGCAACTGCAACGTTCAAGTATACTTTGTATGAAATCAGAAATGTTAACAGCAGCAGGAGAAGATGACAGACTGGAAACAATACGTCCTAGATCACTGGGTCGTTACACCTGAAGAAAGAAAACTTCTGAAGGATGGACCCAAAAGTTTAGCACAAGCATGGCATCTCCAAGCACTTAAATATCGTTATGAATCTACAAACCCTACAAGAAATGTGGAAGACTGATTCCAAACTGGATGATGATCTTCACGATAATGACTCTATAGCAATTCCTCAACTCCACATGAAATACATGGAGTTTCACAATCAGTTCTCTTTGATGAAAAAAGAACGTGAATTGGAAATGAAGAGATTGCTCAAAGAAAAATGGTTATATTACAAAGGAAAAGCACCTGCATCAGTGTACAAAGAGATGCCATTTGATCTCAAACTAACTGCAAAAGATGAACTACAGATGTTTATCGAGGCAGATCAAGAGGTCCAAAAGGTCCAGTTCAAAATCGACTACATAGAACAAGTCCTCTTCTTTTTGGATGGCGTATTGCGGATGATTAACTCCCGCACTTATCACATTAAGAACGCTATCGAATGGAAGAGGTTTCAATCTGGTATGTAACTCCGATGGATCTCGTAATTAAGAAGAAGAATGAAGTATATCTTAAAGTCGAAGCAGAACCAGGATTAAATTACGAGTTATCGGATTTCTTCACCTTTGAAGTAGAGTCTGCAAAGTTTATGCAGAAGCAACGGAGGTGGAAAGGATGGGATGGAAAAATACGCCTGTACTCCCCAGCAACAGGAGAGATATACGTTGGTCTCTTAGACTATCTCTTGGACTGGGCAGATAAGAAAGGATACAAATACAGGATGGATGAATGCAAATACTTTGGTCATCCGTTAGAACAGAATGAAATGATCACTCCCAGGTCGGTTGTAGGGTTCGTAAAATCACTGCACCTACCCCCGAGTCTGAAGGTAAGGGATTATCAATATAAAGCGATTTACGAAGCACTGAAATATAATAGACGCTTGCTGTTGTCGCCCACAGCATCAGGCAAATCGTTAATGATCTATGCATTGGTGAGATTCCATGCGAATGTAGGTAGAGAGATATTAATTGTAGTCCCAACAACTTCTCTGGTCGAGCAGATGTACAAGGACTTTACAGAATATGGATGGATGTGTACCGAAAACTGCCACAAAATATATGCGGGGGCAGAAAAATACACGGATCATCAGGTGGTAATTACCACTTGGCAGTCGATCTATAAGGAACCTAGAAAGTGGTTTGACAGGTTCGATGTAGTAATCGGTGACGAGGCGCACCTTTTCAAAGCCAAATCTCTCACCTCTTTGATGTCTAAGTTGCATGAGTGTAAGTATAGAATCGGATTTACTGGGACACTAGATGGTGCGAATGTCAACCAGTTAGTTCTAGAGGGTGTCTTTGGTAGATGCTCGCAGGTTACTAGAACTGCACAACTGATGCAAGCAGGTCACGTCGCTAAACTCAAAGTGAAAATTGTGCTACTGAAGCACGAAGAAAAACTCTTTGAGGGTTATCAAGACGAGATCGCATATTTGGTAGAACATGAAGGTAGAAATAAATTCATTCGTAACCTTGCATGTGATTTAAAGGGCAATACATTAGTCCTTTTCAACTATGTAGAGCGTCACGGAGTGCCTCTTTACGAGATGATAAATAGTCACACGGACAGACCAGTACATTTTGTACATGGTGGTGTGGATGTTGATGACCGCGAAGACATCAGGTTGCTCACTGAACAATCAGATAGTGCAATCATTGTTGCTTCTTATGGAACTTTTTCTACAGGCATCAATATTAAAAACTTACATAACGTTATTTTTGCTTCTCCTTCTAAGTCCAGAGTTCGTAACCTACAATCTATTGGTCGCGTTCTAAGGAAAGGTCAAAATAAATCACAAGCAACATTATATGATATTGCGGATGACATTTCCACCGATAGGGGTAATAACTATACCCTCAATCATTTGATGGAGAGAGTCAAGGTGTATAACGAAGAAAAGTTTAATTATGAAATCATAGATGTCAAAGTAAAAGCTTATGATTAATTACGCAAAACACGACGAAGAGTTCTACGGCATTTTTAAATTAGTAAGCGGGGAAGAAGTCCTGGGCAAAGCAGTCATCACAGATGACAATGAAGAGACGTTGGTCTTTATTCAAGATCCCGTCGCCGTACAAATGATTACCAAAGAATCTCCTGATGAAAACAAAGTAGTCAGAGGAATGGGTATGTCACAATGGCAACAAATGTCTGACGAAGATTTCTTTATTCTTCGCGAAAAGGACATCATTACAGTTGCATCGATGAAGAAAGAAATCATTATTCTCTATGAAGCATTCCTTCTGGGAGAAAAAGACACAGAAGAACTTAAGAAAGAACGAGAGTTAGATCTCGATCCTAGCGTTGGGTATCTAGGAAAAATTGACGAGGCAAGAAAATCTCTAGAAAGAATGTTCAAAAATCCTCCTCATATTCATTGATAGCTATATCAATCTCAGAAACTTGGCAGTGTTATTCTAGCGAGAATTGACATCCTTGTCAAGTGTGTTATAATGTACACAAAGCAAAAGGTTTATGAAGACAACTCATAAAAAACAAAAACAACATTATGTTGATAACCAAGAATTTCTTGCAGCAATTGTAGAGTATAAGCGCAAGGTGCGAGTTGCTGCATTGAAAGAGAACCCTGATTTTACAGACGAAGAGATTAAAAAGTGGAGTAGTCCTAATAAACCTAGAGTTGGTAATTATCTTGGAAGTTGCTTTTTAAAGATCGCAACACACTTATCGTACAGACCTAACTTCATCAACTACATGTATAAAGATGATATGGTTTGTGATGGAATTGAGAACTGCATTCAGTACATAGATAACTTTGACCCCGAAAAATCAAAGAATCCTTTTGCTTACTTTACACAAATTGTATACTATGCGTTCTTGAGACGAATTCAAAAGGAAAAACGCCAGATGGAAATCAAGGATAAGATCCTTGAAAAGTCTGGTTATGATCATGTATTTACAGTTGACGGGGATTCACATTCCGACTATAATCAGATCAAGTCCCGCGTAGAATTCAATTCAAAACGATGACCCAAAAAACAGATCGAGAAAGACTGCAAGAAGCAATCGAAAGAGATAACGCTTGCAGGGATGATAACGAGCGCGGTTACTGGCGCAAACGACTTCGTGATTTAGAACAAGGTAAGAATGAAACTCCTACTGATAACTGATCAGCACTTTGGTGTCCGAAACGACAACCAACATTTCATAGATCATTACAAGAAATTTTATGGTGAAGTAGTTCTTCCTTTTATTGATTCTCATAATATCACTGAAGTTCTTTGCTTGGGTGATACCTTTGATAAAAGACGTTCTATCAACTTCATGTCGCTGGAAGCAGCGAAAGATATGTGGTTCACACCTCTTGAAAGTAGAGGCGTAAAAATGCACATGCTCGTAGGTAATCATGATATCTACTACAAAAACACTCTACGAGTTAACGCCCCAGGTGAGTTACTTGAGGGATATGGGAACATCAGTGTCTATACTGAACCTACTACCATTAATATCGATGGTCTTCCTGTACTTCTTTTGCCTTGGATATGTGACGAGAACTACGAGAGAACCCTCGGAGTTATTGATGAAAGTGATGCTCCTGTCTGCATGGGGCATCTTGAGCTTAACGGGTTTGAAGCTCACCCTGGTCATGTGATGATGAACGGGATGGATTCAGCACTCTTCAAAAAATTTAAAAAGGTTTTTAGTGGTCATTATCACATGAAATCTAAGAAGGGTAATGTAAACTATCTCGGCAATCCTTATCAATTGTATTGGAATGACTACGGGTGTAAGAGAGGATTTCATGTATTCGATACTGAAACACTCAAGACAACTTTCTATCGAAACCCTTACGATATGTTTCATAAGTTGTATTATAATGGTTCAATTTCTTTACCAGATCCAAAAGAACTGGCAGGAACATTCGTAAAGTTGATCGTAGAAGAAAAAGGTGACTATGCTAAGTTTGATTATTCTGTAAGACAACTTCAAGACATGGGTCTTGCTGATCTAAAGATCATTGAAGACCTGAGTGTTGAAGCAGAAAGTAATTCGGTACTGGAAACCGAAGATACAGTAACTCTTCTGGACAAATACATAGATGAGATAGAATTAAAAGTTGATAAAAATAATGTCAAAACTATCTTGAGATCGTTGTATTCAGAAGCAATAGAAATCTAATGTTTATTCTTACCGATATTTCAACAGGTGGCGTCTATGCTGTCTCCAATGCTATGAACCAAAAAACAGTTCATATCTTTGAAGAAGAAGACGACGCGATCCGTTATGTTGAAATGTTGAAAGCAGAAGATTATGAAGATGAGTTGGAAATTATGAAAATAGATGCTACAATAGTAGCATTGAATTGTGATAAGTATGGATATCATTATTCAGTAGTAAAAAAAGACGACCTCATTGTACCCCCTTAAATAATGATTACGTTTGAAACAATCCGATGGAAGAACTTTCTTTCTACTGGCGATCAGTGGACAGAGATCGACTTATGCGAATCTTCTTCCACTCTTATTGTAGGATCTAATGGAGCAGGGAAATCCACTATGCTGGATGCTCTGTGTTTTGCTTTGTTCAATAAACCTTTTCGTAAAATCAATAGGGGACAATTAGTCAATAGTATTAATGAGAAGGGCACAAAGGTAGAAGTGTGTTTTTCTATTGGTAAAGATGAGTATCGTGTATTCCGAGGTATCAAACCGAATGTATTTGAACTTTATCGAAACAATAAACTGGTCGATCAAGACGCTGCTGCCAAAGACACGCAAAAATATTTGGAGCAATCAATCCTCAAACTCAATTTCAAATCATTCACTCAAGTTGTTATACTCGGATCGTCAACTTTTGTCCCCTTCATGCAACTCAGTGCCCCTCACAGACGAGAAGTTATTGAAGATCTACTTGACATCAACGTCTTCTCAAACATGAATCAATTGCTGAAGGATAGAATCCGTACAGCACATAGTCAAAGTAAAGATTGTCAACATATGTTGAATCTTGCTGAGTCAAAAGTTGAAGCACAACAAAAACTTTTGAAGTCATTGACAGAAATCAATGAGTCTCGTCAAGAAGCAAGACAGCAGAAAGTAGAAGCAAATAATAAACGTATTGAAGAACTCAAAAAGAAAGTTGAGAAACTTGAAAATGATACCAAAGGGTATGTAGAGGATAGTATTGATCTAGAAGACTGGCACAAGTGTCTATCAAAAGCTCTTCAACAGAAATCTGAATTTAAAAGTAATCTGAAAAGAGTTGCTAAAGATCTTAAATTCTTCAAAGAAAATAGTCAGTGTCCTACATGTCATCAGAATATTCATGAGGTGCTTCGTGATGCTAAGACTGAAGTATTAATGCAAACTGGTAAAGCATTAGCAGAAGAGATCAAAATTTTTGATGAAGCAGTCAAAGAATATCAAGTAATTATTGAACGACAAGAGGGAATGAATCAAATGATTCGTGAACTCAGGAAACAAGCATCCGAAACTGAAAGAGAAATCGTTCAGTTTGAATTTCAAAATTTAGAAATTCAGAAAGAGATTGTCGATCTCCAACAGGTCAGACCAAATATTGATAGGGAAGAAGAAACTTTGTTTGCTCTTCAGAAAGATATGTCAGAGACTGAATCTGATTGTTCTGAGGTAAGTAAAAAACTTGATGAGTATCAGGTTGTTGGTTCTCTCTTGAAAGACTCTGGTATCAAGCGTCAGATTATCAAGAAATATGTTCCTGTCTTCAATCAACTAATCAATAAATATCTGCAATCAATGGATTTCTTTGTCAACTTTACGTTGGATGAAGAATTCAATGAAGTTATTAAGAGTCGCTTTCGTGATGAATTCTCTTACTCATCTTTTTCGGAAGGTGAAAAACAAAAGATCGACTTGGCACTACTATTTACTTGGCGTGAAGTTGCTCGCATGAAGAATAGTGTTGCTACAAACCTTCTGATTCTCGATGAAGTGTTTGATAGTTCTCTAGATTCTTCTGCTACAGCAGAACTACTCGCTATCTTGAGAAGTCTTGGACACGAAACTAATGTGTTTGTTATTTCTCATAAGGGTGAAATCTTGGTAGATAAATTCTTAAGGACAATTAAATTTGAAAAGATCAATGACTTCTCGAAGATGTCAGACGATTCGTAGGGCATGGAGGATATGGGCGAAAGCATTAGGAGCAAAGGATGGACGGACCAACAGAGAGGCTGATACTATTGCTGGCATACGCACCCTTATTTTTGTTTCTTATATGGTTACAAACATCGCTATTGTGGCTAATGCAGTAAGACACTGGGACAGTAACCAAAGTGTCCCTGTAGTGTCCCCACACCTTGACGATGGTGCTATAATTAAAAGGTAATCAACGGAGGGGCATGGTCAATCAAGAAGTCAAAGGCACACTTGCCAAACTGCTGGCAACTGAGAACCTGACTATCGAGCATAGGAAAGTCAGCACTGCATTCTTCGATGTGGAGAAGCGTGTTCTGTGCCTTCCTATCTGGAAGACTGCCTCTAACATCGTCTATGATCTTCTGGTCGGACACGAAGTTGGACACGCTCTCTACACCCCTAATGAATCGTTTGGTGCCGCTCCTAAGGCATTTCTGAACGTCCTAGAGGATGCTCGCATTGAGAAGATGATGAAGCAGACCTATCCTGGTCTCCGTAAGTCTTTCTTTGAAGGATATAGAGAACTCTGGGACATGGATTTTTTCGGTGTCAAGGGTGAAGATCAATCTATACTGCCTTTGATTGATCGTATCAATCTGTACTACAAAGGCAACAATACAATACCTTTCTCTGATGAAGAGATGGTATGGGTTGAACGTGCTGCTAACACTAATACATTCCAAGATGTTATTGATCTTGCGAATGAGTTGTACGCATACGCTCAAGAGAAGCAGGAAGAAAAAGAATCTATTGCCATCCCACCAGTACCTAATGGTGAGCAGCAAGCAGATGATGAGCAAGAGGTAACTCCTCAGGAAGATGATGAGCAAGAATCATTTGAAGATGAACATGATGACAATAGCGATAGCGATACTGAAAGTGGACCATCAGACGATCCTGCGGATCTAGACACACCTTCCTATGAAGTTGGTGGTCAAGAGGGTGGTGAGCAGTATGATGAAACTGAATCCGTTACTGATGCTGCTCTACAAGAATCACTTGAGACTTTGGTTGATGATAATGCTAAGGAATGGATTTATCTTAATATTCCTGATCCTGATCTGAAAGATTATGTAGTTCCTTATCAGAAAGTCGCTGAAGAACTTAACGAGCATTTTTACGAACGTCAGTTTGAAAATGATGATCAGAAAGATTATTATTTCAAGAACCTTGAGTATGCTGTAGATCATTACACTAAATTCAAGAAAGACACTCAGAAGACAGTCAACTATCTGTGTAAGCAGTTTGATATGAAGAAGTCTGCTGATGAGTATAGACGTGCAGCAATTTCTAAGACTGGTGTCATCGATACTAATTCTTTGCACAAGTACAAACTAACTGAAGATATTTTCAAGAAGACTACGGTTATTCCTGAAGGAAAGAATCATGGTCTTGTAATGCACATTGACTGGTCTGGTTCGATGCAGCATCAGTTGCTTGACACTCTGAAGCAAACTTACAATCTAATTTGGTTCTGTAAAAAGTCTGGTATCCCCTTCCGAGTCTATGGTTTTGTTTCTGGTTATCAACATGACAACAGCAGGAACGAAGAGATTGAGCAAGAACTAAATGAACTTGCTATTGCAGAAGACTTTCAATTGTTTGAGTTCTTCTCCTCTCGTCAAAATGCAAAGAGTCTGGAAGAATCTATGAAACTTGTTTACCTTCAAGCATTTGCTATGGGTGGATATAGGATTTCATATTGCTATAAGTATAGTCTAGGTGGCACTCCTCTTTCCGAAGCAATCTATCACACTCGCAGAATTGTTGCTGACATGAAGAAAGTTGAGAATGTTACCAAGGTCAATGTTATTTGTCTGACTGATGGTGAAGCAAATCCCATAAGTTTTGTGCAAGAAATTGCTGAAGAAAATCGGTATTACAAAAACCGAACAAAACGTTATACATATTTGTGTCACCAACGTGGGAAACTCTTTTTCCTACGCGATCCTAAAACTGGATACACTCGTCGAATCTCTTCTAAACCTTGGAAGACAACACAAGAAATTGTATCTTTTTATCGAGAGATCACTGACTACAACTGGGTTGGTATTCGTATCTGTTCCAAAGGAGATCTTACTAAACTAGTTAGAGAAATTTTGCCGATTGATGAGGTTGCAAAAGTTGACAAGCAGTGGAAGAAAGAACGTTTCGCTTCTGTCAAAGAACGTGCAGGATTTACTGAAGCGTTCTACATGCCTGATCGTGGCACTGGTGACTCCTCTCATGATCTTGAAGTCAAGCAGAAGTCTGAAGTTGCTACCAAAGCAGAACTGACTCGTGCTTTCAAGAAACATATGGGATCAAAGATGACAAACAAAACTATTTTGAACGCATTCATTGAGCAAATCGCATGAAGAAAATTCAGTATTTTATGCAGGAGGGTTGCCGCTCCTGTCTATATGGTGAGTGGCTTCTCAGAAAAAACCAAGGATGGCAAGATGTAATTGAATTGGTTAATTGCATTGATCCAAAAACTAAAGAATGGTCGCAATATGCTAAGGACAATATGATTGACAAGACACCTACACTTCTTGCTTTTGATGAAGATGGAAAAGAGGTAGCACGTCTTGAAGGTGGAGAACATTTCACATCAGGATTCTGGAAAGCAACATTAAAAAAACACGGCAAATGAAGTGCAAAGTACAACTCTATAAGGCAGGAACAATCTTTGAAGAGATTGTAGTTGCTGTAGACTATGAAGATGCTAAGAAGGTTGCCCTGGCACGAAACCCAGGAGCAACCATCACTTGGGTGACAGCAGTGTTCGATTAAATAAGTGTCCTAGGACTGGCACAACCGCCCGTTCATCTGCTATAATTAACACATACAAACAAACCAATCCGATCAATCCAATGCCTTTCGCTCCAAACCCCGTCACTACAGAACAACTCGTTCAGTATCTTTCCGATCACGTTGGTGATGAAGTTGGATGCAAGAACATTCGTGAAGCAGCAAGTCAACTAAACGTATCTTATGCTACTGCTTGCAAGCGTTTGAAGTCTTATAAATCAGGTACAGGTAAGTGGAATCTTACCGCTCAAGAGATCGAACGAGCATATGAAGCACCTTCTGCTTCTTCTTCTGTAAACTACATCCCCGAAAAAGATGATTCCTACGTCCAGTTTGGTAATTTTTCGTCTGTTCGCAAGGTTATCCAATCTCGTCACTTCTATCCAATCTTCATCACAGGTCTTTCTGGAAACGGCAAAACCATGTCCGTTGAGCAAGCTTGTGCAGCAGCGGGTCGTGAACTGATCCGTGTCAACATCACAATCGAAACGGACGAAGACGATCTTATTGGCGGTTTCCGCCTTGTCAATGGTGATACTGTTTGGCACAATGGTCCTGTCATCGAAGCTTTGGAGAGGGGAGCTGTACTTCTTCTAGATGAGATCGATCTTGCTTCTAGTAAGATCTTGTGTCTTCAATCTATTCTAGAAGGTAAAGGTGTCTTCCTTAAGAAGATCGGTCGCTATGTGAAACCTGCTAATGGATTCAACGTCATTGCCACTGCAAACACGAAAGGTAAAGGTTCTGATGATGGTCGCTTTGTTGGTGCTAACATCTTGAACGAAGCATTCCTTGAGCGTTTTCCAATCACCTTTGAGCAGGACTATCCCTCTGCAGTTACTGAGACAAAGATCCTGATCAACAATGGTTGTGATCAAGAGTTCTCTGATATGCTTGTCAAGTGGGCAGGTATCATCCGTAAGACTTTCTTTGATGGTGGAGTTGATGAAGTCATTACCACTCGTCGTTTGGTTCATATCGTTCGTGCTCACCAGATTCTTGGTGGTGATCGTATGAATGCAATCAAGGTTTGTGTTAATCGTTTCGATGATGACACTAAGCAATCCTTCATCGATCTCTACACTAAAGTTGATGAGGGTGCAGAAATTGAAGTGGAATGAAATTGTGGGGGGTACAACCCCCCTTTATTTTGAAAACCTTTTGCCAAACCTAGATGATTATGTTACTTGGGATGATGTAGATGCTTGTTTACACCGCCGAGATGTTGCTTGGCAATTGATTGGAGACAATGGATTGCGTGATGTAATTGTTCCCAGTTTTGCATCTAGTTGGTATGGTGAGTACCAAGACACTAGGTTTGTCTGTCAAAGAATCAAAAAGGGTTATGGATTCATCATTGTTGAATATGGACAATACAATCCAGCAGTAAATGAACTCTGCAGAGAGATCGAAGAACAAACTGGATATGTAGTTGATGTTCACATCTATGGTGGTCTCAATGGTGCTAAGTCATTTAGTCCTCACCAAGATGAAACAGCAAACTTTATTGTTCAAATTGATGGAGAAACCCCATGGAAAGTTGATGGTCTTGACGTAGAACCAACATTGAAACGAGGTAATGCACTCTATATTCCAGAAATGAAAACTCATGGAGCATCTCCAAATGGTCAAAGATTATCAATGAGTATTGCCATGAAACCACCTGGCAAGTCGGTTACTATCGACAGAGGACCCTTGACAATTTTTTGATTTTGAAATACAATTACTATGAAAACTCAATCTCATTATGAAGTACAATGAAGAGGAGTTACTGAAAGAACTCCGAGACTATATCATTGGCACTTACAATCAGCACTATGCAACTGATAGTATTCAGACGCTAGACCTGATTGATGCCTGTGGAGATGCTGAAGCATTCTGTCGGAGTAACATCCTGAAGTATGCATCTCGATATGACAAGAAAGGAACTGCCCGTCGTGACATCATCAAGATCTTGCACTATGGACTTCTCCTTCTTTATTTCAATGACAAATCTGCACCCCCTACTGAAGCGTACCCTCAATGACTATTATTTCCAAACCTACCATTGAAGTTCTTAAAAACTTCTGCACGATTAACAAGTCCATTGTCATCAAACCAGGTAAGCAAGTTTCTACACTGAGCATTAACAAGAACATTCTTGCTATTGCTGATGTGGATGAGCAGTTTGATTCGCAGATTAGTATTTACGATCTTCAGATCTTTCTTCAGGGACTCTCTCTGTTTGATCAACCAAAGATTGATACTACAGAAAGTAACTATGTGACAGTCAGTGATAAGTCTGGAAAGTCTAAGACTCGTTACTTCTATGCAGATCCTGATATCATCACTCAGGCACCTGAGCGTGAGATTACTCTTCCATCTGAAGATGTTACGTTCAACCTGGGATCACTTGTTCTCTCACAACTTCAAAAGGCAGCAGCAATTTATCAACTGCCCGACCTGTGTCTTTATGGAAGTAATGGCACTATGAAACTCTGTGTGACTGACAAGAAGAATGATACCTCAAATAGTTTCTCTGTTGAAGTTGGAGAAACTGATAATGAATTCTGTTATTGTTTCAAGGTTGAGAACCTGAAACTGCTGACTGGTGACTATAAAGTTTCTGTTAGCAAACAGAATGTAGCACTTTTTCAAGGTAACGGCATTAAATACTTTATCGCATTAGAACCAAACAACTGATGCGGTAATCAAACTAATACGGAATACTAAGAATATGGCAAAAGAAAGAATCATACCTCAAATGCCACCTCTTTTACCTGAAGAGATGGATTACTATCAAAATATGGATGTCGATGGTCGCTTTGGCGGTGAATCAGGAGAACATGCAGTAAAGTATGTGCTCCTGTATCGAGGCATTAATTTCTACAAACCCAGCATTGATAATGGTGTTGATCTAGTTGTAGAGAAATGTCTAAAAGCAAAAGAACATAATGCTAGGGCACAGGTTAAAAAGGTTGTTTGTAAGATGAGAGCCGATGCCCAGTTGAAAAGAGAGACAGGTAAAATCGTTAAACGTTCCTGTTTTGATTTCAACCTTCAGTCCAGTGGTGGAACTGAAAAAGGCAAACAAAGAACCATCGATGACATTGACGTTTTCTATCATGTTCTGATCACACCATACAGAACTTTGATTTGGGAAACACCTGCTAGTACACCTGGTCTAGTTCGAGAGAATGGTGAATTCAAGAGTGTGAAGAATCCTGCTCTTGATAAAACTGGTGTTCAAAAGACCAGACCTCAGGTTGATTTTTCTAAGTTCTTAGTATACACTCAGTATGATCCCATCATCTATGAGAAGTTCCCTGAATTTTTCAAGAAACCAGCAACGTTAGAACCTTTTATTACATCATGAATGATTTCCTTTGGGTGGAAAAGTATCGTCCTCAGAAAGTTGAGGAGTGCATTCTACCCGAATCTGTGAAGAATACCTTCCAGAGTTTCATTGAACAGGGGGAGATTCCTAATCTCCTTCTGTCTGGAACTGCTGGTGTTGGTAAAACTACTATTGCTAAAGCACTCTGTCACGAACTGGGAGCAGACTACTATGTTATCAATGGATCTGATGAAGGTCGATTCCTGGACACTGTACGCAATCAGGCAAAGAACTTTGCTAGTACTGTGTCTCTCACTTCTTCTAGTAAGCACAAAGTTCTTATCATCGATGAAGCAGACAATACAACGCCTGATGTCCAACTTCTACTTCGCGCTTCGATTGAGGAGTTTCAGAAGAACTGTCGATTCATCTTTACTTGTAACTTCAAAAACAAGATCATCGAGCCGCTACATAGTAGGACGACTGTCGTAGAGTTCAATGTTCGTGGACAAACTAAGCAGGAGTTGGCAGGCGCTTTCTTCAATCGTTGCCGAGATATCCTCAAACGCGAGGAGGTCACCTTCCAACCTAGAGTTGTTGCAGAAGTCATTCAGAAATACTTCCCTGACTTCCGAAGAACCCTCAATGAGTTGCAGCGATACGCAAGCACTGGGTCTATTGACACTGGCATTCTGGCGACGTTAGGTGATGCTAACGTTGATTCTCTCGTCGAAGCACTTAAAAATAAAAAATTCAATGATGTGAAGAAGTGGGTGACACAGAATCTTGATTCAGATCCTACTTCTATCATGCGTAAACTCTATGATAATCTGTCTAATGTGATGGATGGTCCTAGTGTTGCTGCTGCTGTTCTTATTATTGCTGAGTATCAATATAAGTCTGCATTTGTTGTAGATCAAGAAATCAATCTGCTCGCATGTCTTACTCAACTAATGCTGGAGTGTAATTTCAAATGATGGATGTAAAACTGATTAGACTTATCACTGGTGAAGAAATTGTTGCTGAAGTTCTTGACTGGAGCAACGGCATGATGACTATTAAGAATGCTTTGGTTGTTATCCCTCAGCAAGGTCAGGTAGGATTTGCTCCTTGGGCAACTGTAATTGATCCAGAGACGCCTGAGATCGGACTGGACATGAAACATGTTATCTATTCTGTTGCTGTGGCACCCCAAGTCATTGAGCAATATGCTAAAATATTCGGTACTAACATCGTCCTCCCTGAGAAGCAACTCATTCTATGACCGCACTGAAAACTCCGCTTCGTTATCCTGGTGGCAAGTCTCGTGCCATCAAAAAAATGGCAGAGTTCTTTCCTCTGTTCAAAGACTACAAAGAATATCGTGAACCTTTTCTAGGTGGTGGTTCGGTAGCACTTTATATCAGTCAGATGTATCCGCATTTGGACATCTGGGTGAATGATTTGTATGAACCGCTGTACAATTTTTGGAAACAATTGCAATTGAATGGCAATGAAGTTAAGAACCAACTTGTCCAACTTAAACAAAGGCACCCTGACCCCAGTTCAGCGAAGGTTCTCTTTCTTGAATCTAAAGAGTATCTCGGGAATGACCCCCGACGCTGTGATGCTACGGCTCGTGCTGTCGCTTTCTATGTTGTTAACAAGTGCTCTTTTTCTGGTCTCACTGAGTCCTCATCCTTTAGCAGGCAGGCGTCCGACTCGAACTTTAGTATGCGAGGAATCGAGAAACTCCCCTACTATCAGCAACTCATCCGAAAGTGGAACATCACTAACCTGTCGTATGAGCAACTACTAGTTGATGAGAAAGATATCTTTCTATATCTAGATCCTCCATATGATATCAAGTCAAATCTATATGGTAAGCGTGGCAACATGCACGCTGGATTTGACCATGACAAATTTTACTTTGATTGTGACAAACATGAGTGTGACCAAATGGTCTCTTACAACTCTTCTAATCTCATCAAGTCTAGGTTTATTGACTGGAAACCTTATGAGTTCGATCATACATATACCATGCGATCAGTCGGTGAGTATATGCAAGAACAGAACTCTCGTAAAGAACTCCTGCTCTTGAACTATGTGGTATGAACAAACAATTATTGAAAGACAACTATCTAGTTGTCAGAGAATTTATCTCACCAGAAGAAGCAGCAAGATGTGCAAGAGAGTTTAGGGAACTAGATTCTCAGGAATATTTTCCTGGTGACGATCAGGCACCAAATTCTGCTGCAGCATACAATGTCATGCCTGCCCTAGAGATTCATTGTAACACCACTCACAAGGTCTCTGAGGCGGCACAGACGTTCGTTCTGCCCACTTACTGCTACTCTAGGATATATAAGACTGGATGCGATCTAAAGAAGCACATGGATCGTGGTGCGTGTGAGGTTTCAGTCACTCTACACTTGGAAGGTGATACCGACTGGCCTATTTCTATTGAATCATCTGATGGCACACCACACTCAGTTGTCTTGAAACCTGGTGATGCTATGATCTATCTTGGATGTGTTGCTCCACATTGGAGAACTAAGTATCGTGGTAAAGAATATGTTCAGTTTTTTATGCACTATGTAAGAAGTCGTGGTGCATGTTCGGATGTTTACTTTGACAGAGAAGATAAAGTTAATAATATAGAACGTATTGAAATGTTGACCCAGGAGTACAATGCCATTCGATGATCGTTATCCTCTAAAGGATTATCTGAACACAATCAATCAAACTAAAAAGAATCTCATGGAGGATGATGATCCTGCATGGGAGAAAAACTATCCTCCTTTTGTAATTAACAAATGTATGTCTCAGCACATGGATACTATTCTCATGGCAAATGAGATGAATCAGTATCCTGGACTGGATAAAAAACTACAATATGATTTCTTTATAAATATCGTGAGACCCCGAAAGAGATTTTCTCCATGGGGCAAAAAAGAAAAGGTGAAGGATATTGAACTTGTTAAAGAGTTCTATGGTTATTCAACCGAGAAAGCTATGCAAGCACTCAGGATTCTTACCGATCACCAACTCGAAATTATTAGAACCAAATTGAATAAAGGGGGTAAGAAAAGATGAGTGAACTTAAAGAAGTTCAGTGGACAAAAGCAGATATGGTGGAAGTGAACCTGAAGGAACCAGATGATTTCCTGAAGGTACGTGAAACTCTTACCCGTATTGGTGTTGCATCTAGGAAAGAGAAAAAGTTATTCCAGTCCTGTCACATTCTTCATAAGAAGGGTCAATACTATATTGTTCACTTCAAAGAATTATTCGCTTTGGATGGTAAGAGGGCAAACCTGTCAGAGAACGACGTGCAGAGACGCAATCGTATTATCAAACTTCTATCGGACTGGGGACTGGTAGAGATTGTTAAAGAAGATTCTGTGTCTGATGCTGCACCTCTTAGTCAAATCAAAGTTATTGCATATAAAGAGAAGGGTGAGTGGACTCTAGAATCCAAATATAATATTGGTAAGAAACGTCAAAGTTCAGAATCATAAATAGAGCTGCCACGAATGTTCTTATATGCCAGAACAATTAATAGAAGAGTTGAAAGAAGGACAACCTAAAAAGAAAAAGGGTATTCTCGGCAGACTCAAAGAGGCATCTGAAGACAAGGAAGAGCAACTAGCGATTCTATCTACATTCGTAAGGTTAGGAATTTTGGTATGGTCTGGTGGCATTCTAACTTTAGCGTATGTAGATCTTCCTAAAGCACTTCAGATTCCTGAACAAGATCTCGATCCCACATTCATAGCCTCGGTCTTTACTGGGGTTTTAGCTACGTTCGGAGTCCAAACTGCGAAAGGTAAGAATGGTAATGGTAATGGTGGCGGTGGGATCAGTAAAGAAGATATGGAGAGGTTGATTGCTGCAGCAAAAGAAACTGCACCTGCTCAAACAATTAGAATTGAACAGGCACCAATCAAAATCTCTACAGATGACACTTATAAAATGTAACCATGCAAAAAATTATTAACGTACTCGCAGTGCTCTCCTTCGTCGGTGTCTCAGGCATCGTCGGCACTGGAGCAGCTGTTTATCTCAATAGAGAGGCACTTGCTGAGCAAGCAAAGGAGCGTATCACTAAGGCAGCAACAGAAGCAATTGCTGGTGCTCTTCCTGGTATGCTGGATTCTGCTATGCCTGAGATGCCCGAAATGCCTAAGGAAACAGGTAACGTTATCCCATTCTAATCATGAATAATAAACTAAAGATTGTAGCAGGTGTGGTCGGTGGTGCTTTTGCCATCGCCCATATTGGTCTGTTAGGGTATGTTATTCACAGACCAAATCGACTACAGGTGCCTACAATTCAGATTCCTAGAGGGACACCTTATTCTTCTTATAAACTTAAAGGAGATAAGGATGGATATGAGATTGAGTATCGTGCGAATGATCCTAAAGTATTAGAGTCTGAAAAATCTTTAGACCTTAATAAAAGTCAAAGTGGTTTCTTTGGTGGTAAGAAATACGAGGATCGCAAAGAGTATCGTCGTGACCAATA